TGTCTCTTCCCGAAGGAAGGCTAACACCCTAACCCATCGGAGCCCCGTCAGGTTAAATATCGTGATTGAGGAAACTTAATTAAACAACAGGTTTTCAACAAATTTTACTTGGCTTTCTATAAAGCCATTGTAAGAATTGTCTACTTCCCAGTAGTTCCATTATCTGTTTGACCAGATGTTGATAAAGTCTTAGACTTAATCAACAAATGATACCTGACTCGTGGTCCCGTATGAACCGCCGATAGAGTTAAACTCTGCCGGCTGTTAATAACGAAGGCCATCAGCCAGGATAAAACAGATTTCCCAGCCACAACTTCTATTACTAAAGATCGGCTACCAAAGGTTTTACCCCATGGTATCCGAGTTTTAGTAAGAGAAGGAAATCCAAGAGTCCTATCACTAGTATTGACATTATTATCAATTACTAGAGGGATCCTTGGTGGAAAAGCTACCGATTACACTCCGATTACATCGGAATGAAAAGGTAGTTTCCCTCCTGATCTGCTAGCATGAACTGCCGAAGAGCTTAATGCTCTTGGAGCGGTTAATGTTAGTAGTCATTGTAGATGAGAAAAGTTCCATTGATCAACGAAAGCTGGTCCTACCGGTCCGGCATTGTCTACATCCTTGAGAGATTTTATTAATTTATCTCAAGATATGAAAGACAATCTTCTTATTCTGGCACCACAATTGAAGATCGCTTTTGACGTATTGTCAAAGTGATCCACATCGTGGCCGACATTATGAGAAGCTTTATGAGTAACTTCAAAGATCAAGCCATATGTATATGGTAATGATACTAGAAAGTTATCCATAAGACAGGACCGAGAGGCTAAGTCGAGAGTCTTTGCCATTCTTGATTATTGAACACAAACTGCACTTTTACCTCTTCACCAGTTGGTTTTCCAACTGCTGAGGATGTTTAGTACTGATTGTACCTTTAACCAAGGGCACGGACTTTCTCTTAGAACGCATCCAGGCCACAAATACCATTCTTTCGATCTATCATCTGCAACAGACAGATTCCCGATGAAATATCAGGAGTTTGTCGTTAAACAGATGCTAGGTGAGAGAATGGGATCTGCTTGAGCAAAAGTACTTATCGGTTATGAATTTAGAACACCCGAGGGAGACTTAATCCGTTATGGATGCGGTCAACCCATGGGTGCTCACAGTTCATGACCTGTATTTACTTTATGCCATCATCTTATAGTTCAATATGCTGCCTTTAAAGCAGGGCTTCCGCCCG